TATGGGGAAACCACAAATACAATAGAGGCATTAATTTCCTGTAAGGTATTTTACAATCCCAATCGTTAATTTATTAACACTCGTTAGTTAAACGCATAACGGGGTTGCATTATTATCTATAGTATGGTATAACTAACTATGTTATAACTATCCTTGGTACTAACACAAGGAGATATATACCATGCTAAAACGTTTACTTAAAAATTTACAAGAACGCCAGCAGCGAAGAGCCGACTACTGGATACTACAGAATATGACAAACAAAGCTCTAAAGGACATTGGGGTAACTCGTGGCGAAATCAACCAAAAAGTCTACGGTCAATGAGGCAGGAAATTATACTAAGCCTGCTATGCGGAAACGTTTGTTTGAGCGGATTAAGCGTGGAACCAAGGGCGGCAGCGCAGGGCAGTGGTCTGCACGTAAGGCACAGCTTCTTGCCAAAGAATATAAAGCTAAGGGTGGAGGATATAAATGATAAAGTATTTTAAACGACTATGGTGCGCTTTGCTAAATAAAAAGTGTAGCAAAGGTTGCAACTGCTGTTAGCATGACTAAAGCAAAGTCTCAACAAAGTCTTGACAGATGGACAAAACAAAAATGGACAACCAAAAGTGGTAAACCTTCGACTCAAGGTTCTAACGCTACAGGCGAAAGGTATCTTCCTGAAGGCGCAATTAAAAGCATGTCTAGTGAAGACTATGCGAAAAGTACGGCTAAAAAAAGAAAAGATACTAAAGCAGGTAAGCAATTTTCTAAACAACCTAAAGCGGCGGCTAAGTCTTCCAAACGTTTTAGGAGGATTTGATGACATCCTTTGAAGAAGCTGACAACAATGGTAGTGGTTCCATTGAGAAACATGAATGGGATTTATTGTTACTAGAAGATAAGCGTAGGCGGTTAGAAGATGAAGATGCTCACAGAGATCAGACTCGCAAGATGGCTTGGTTCGCTTTATGGGGAATGTTGCTTTATCCTTTTGCTGTGGTGGCGACAGATGCAATGGGTCTTAGCAACGCTACGACAATTATCGGAAGCATGGCCTCTGTTTATTTTGTGTCTGTTGCTGGTGTCGTATCTGTCTTTATGGGTGTTGCCAAGTTAGTTAAGAAGCCAGTAAAAAAGGTAGATGAAAGATGATATTTGGACAACTCCTAGGTGCAGTAGGTGGACTAGCTTCATCTTACCTAGATGGTAAAGTAGCTGTACAGAAAGCTAATGCAGAGATCAGGGTCAAGCAAGCTACAGGTGAGCTTGACTGGGACATAGCTGCAATGAACGGCACTCAGAATAGCTGGAAGGATGAATGGATTACTTTACTTTTTAGTATTCCACTTATCCTTGCATTCTGTGGGGACTGGGGTAATGAGATAGTACAGGCAGGTTTTACCGCACTAGAAGTTATGCCTACATGGTATCAGTATAGCTTGGGTGGTATTGTAAGTGCCAGCATAGGAATGAGATCAGTAAGTAAGTTTTTCGGAGGAAAGAAATAATGGTACTACCACTAATACCACTTGCAGTTGCAGGCGCAGGAGTTATCGCTAGATTTCTAGCTAAAAAGGGTATGAAGGAAGCCGTAAAGAAATACGGTAAGAAAGCCGTAACGGAAGTACAAAAAAATGCTAAGGATATGGTTACTAAACCAACAGCAGGACAGGCAGGAACAAAGGCAGGCGTTAGGGGTATGCGTAACGCTCGTCAACTTGGGCGTCAAGCTGCAGGGGTAGGTGCCGCAGCGGGTGCAGTAGGTGGCATTGCAGCAATGCGTAAAGCACTTAAAAATGAAACGGATGCTAGAAAACGTGCTCAATTAGAAACCGCTATTGAAAAAGCGGTAGCCAAAGTAAATAGTGAAAAAGCTACCTCCACGGCTCCTAAAACTTCTACTAGACCTAAAGCACGTGCTAAGCCAATGCGTCCGAAAGCGAGGCCAAAATAATGGCATTTAAATTATCACAACGTAGCATAGATAAGATGGATGGCGTAGACAAAAGTCTTGTGGATGTAGTTAAACGTGCCATTGAACTTACGAAGATAGACTTCGGAGTTATATATGGTATGCGTACTATACAAGAACAAGAGAATCTTGTAGCGGCAGGTAAGTCTCAGACTATGAAGTCTAAGCACCTAGTAGGTAGGGCAGTTGATCTAATGGCCTACGTAGATGGTAAGGGTTGCTGGGAACTCAACGTCTATGACGATCTATGTGACGCAATGAAAGAGGCAGCTAAGGAACTTGGTGTAGCAATCAAGTGGGGTGCCGCATGGTCAGAGGGTGACATTCGTACATACGAAGGTACCGCTGAAGATGCAATGATGAAGTACATTGATCTTCGCCGCAGTGAAGGTCGTAGACCATTCATTGATGGCCCACACTTTGAGTTGATGTAAAGGAAGTAATATGGCACGTGAGTTAACAGAACGCCAACAAAAGTTTTTAGCGGTCCTAATGGATGAGGCGGCTGGAGATATATCCACTGCTAAAATTATGGCTGGTTACTCAGCTAATACTACTAACACTGAAATTACCAATAGTCTTAAAGAAGAGATCATTGACGTAACGCACAGCTACCTAGCACGTAACGTACCTAAAGCCGCTATGGCTATGGTACAGGCTTTGTATGACCCTACAGAGCTTGGCATTCGGGATAAGATGGCTGCAGCAAAAGAACTACTTGATCGTACTGGTTTGGTTAAGACTGAGAAGGTACAAGTCGAATCTAAGGGTGGTGTCATGTTGATGCCAGCTAAACAAGCACAGGAAGACGATGACTAAATCTGTAGGTACATGGAAACTACCACAACCAACCGACCTTAAAGAAGATAATGAATGGGTTTCTATCCCACGTGTAGCGAGAACTATTCCCTTTGGTTACGAATTAGACCCCAATGATAGCGGAATACTCTTGCCAATTGCCCTTGAACTTGATATGCTTGCACAAGCGCAGAAATACTTAAAGCAGTATTCATATCGTGAAGTGGCGAATTGGTTGGCTAGAAATACTGGCAGAGACATATCGCACGTAGGGCTAAAGAAACGGTTGGACAATGAGCGACAAAGAAAAAACAAAGCTGGAAGCTTACGCCGATGGGCAGACTATGCCAAAAAGGCAATCGCCAAGGCGGAAGAAATCGAGCGCACAAGGCTCGGTGCAAAGCAAAGCAAGAACCAAGAAGACTCCGAAGAAGCAGCAGCCTAAAGCACCAAAGATTATATATGATGAGTTCGCTCCAGTAGAAGAGCAACATAATATTATCTTTAAGCCTAACGTTGGCCCACAGACAGACTTCCTTGCTGCAAGTGAGCGTGAGGTCTTATATGGAGGCAGTGCAGGTGGGGGTAAGAGTTACGCCATGCTTGCTGACCCGTTACGCTTTATGGGCCACTCAGCCTTCTCAGGATTGCTCCTACGGCATACTACGGAAGAACTACGAGAACTTATCTTTAAGTCTCAAGAAATGTATCCAAAGATTTGGCCCGGTATTAAATGGTCAGAACGTAAGATGCAGTGGACTGCACCCTCTGGTGCTAGACTGTGGATGTCGTACCTAGATAAAGAAGATGATGTACTTCGCTATCAAGGCTTGGCATTTAGTTGGATAGGATTTGACGAACTTACTCAGTGGCCTAGCCCCTTCGCATGGAACTACATGAGGAGTCGCTTGAGGTCTACAGCTAAAGACCTTCCTGTATACATGAGGGCAACTACTAACCCCGGCGGTAGAGGACACCATTGGGTTAAGAAAATGTTTATTGACCCTGCTGCCTACGGTGTATCTTTTGACGCTACAGACATTGAGACTAGCGAAGTACTACGTTACCCTGCAGGACATGAGAAGGCAGGCAAGGCACTATTCAAACGTAAGTTTATTCCTGCACGATTAAGAGATAACCCATACCTAGCAGAGCAAGGTGACTACGAAGCAATGCTTCTATCACTACCAGAGCAACAACGTAGGCAACTACTAGATGGTGATTGGGACATTAAAGAAGGCGCAGCCTTTACAGAGTTTGATCGTAACATCCACGTAGTCGAACCATTTAAGATACCATCTAACTGGGTTAAGTTTAGGGCATGTGACTATGGGTACGGAAGTAAGTCAGGCGTAGTCTGGTTTGCAGTATCCCCAAGCGAACAGCTAGTAGTGTATCGTGAGTTATACGTAACTAAAGTCTTAGCTGCCGATCTTGCAGAGATGGTACTTGACTTAGAGGCTGAAGATGGAAACATTAAATATGGCGTTTTGGATAGCTCTCTTTGGCATAAGCGTGGTGATACTGGTCCTTCATTGGCTGAACAGATGATACAGAAGGGATGCCGCTGGCGTCCATCTGACAGGTCTAAAGGTTCACGTGTAGCAGGTAAGAACGAAATACACAGACGCTTACAGGTAGATGAGTTTACGGAAGAACCTAGACTTATCTTCTTTAACAACTGCACTAACATGATATCTCAATTACCTGCGTTACCTATTGACAAAAGAAACCCAGAGGACATTGATACAACCTCAGAAGACCACTTGTATGATGCACTAAGATATGGTATTATGTCAAGACCACGTTTTAGTATATGGGATTATGATCCTAATAGTGGACCCTCTAACAGCATGAGAGTAGCAGATGCTACCTTTGGATATTAAGGAAAAGTAAATGGCAGAAGACAATGATGGCTTTATTGAAGATGACGCAATCATCCTAGAAGATAGTGATGATTCTACGATTGATGATGCCGATACTTCTAAAATTATCCCGTTCATTATGGAAAAGTATAATCGTGCTG